TTCCTATCCAGGTATTAATACTTGTACCCCAACCTCTTAGTGTTCCTTCTTTACCAAAAAATCTACCAAATCTTGCCTTTACATCTTTCCAACCTTCACCTAACCAGGTACTAATACTTGTACCCCAGCCTTTTAATCCTGTCCACATTTTACCAAATTGAGTTTTTGTCCACGTCCAACTCGTGATTGCCCATCCTTTTATAGTCGTTCCCCACTTTAATAACATTTTATTAAAGCCTTTCATGGCAACCACTAAAGCAGTGACGACAGCACTAATGCCTGTGAATGTTAAAAACTTTTGCCAAAAACTCATCCCCTTCTTACCAGCTCCAGCAGCACCACCTAAACCTTGTCCACCAGCTCCACCAGCTAGTTGCATTTTTGTTGGCTTTTTAATCTTTTTTAACCTATTTCTTGCATCCTCGTAAGCCTTATTTCTCATATCCATTAACACAGTTTTAATAATTCCAACATCATTAAAACCACCTGTATTTATTTTTACAATCCTATTTAAACCATCTACTACTCCTTCTAAACCACCTACTATGGTTACTTGAGTAAGTCCACCACCAGCACCTGTGCCACTACCATTAGCTTTAGAGGCACCGTTACTACCACCGCCTCTACCTATCATACCGCTGCCTATTGCTCCTACTAATCCCATGCCAGCAGACATTGCTGCAGTACCACCTGGTATTGGAGAAGCCGCCTGACGTAAGAACGCACCTGTCCCTAGAGCTGCAGCTCCAAGACCAAATTTTCCACCAGCAAGAACACCTCTACCAACTCGACCTGGTACAGACATAACACCTCTTCCAGCAGCTCGAGCTAATCCTCCAGGAGCCCTAGCAATTCCCCCTAATCCTTTAGCTAATAATCCCATACTATTTGTCCTTACTTTTACTTGAACCAGTGTATAAACCAAACCATGCAGCACCAGCACCTACAACAACAGATACTAATCCGCTTTGTTCCATAGTGGGTGCTTCTAAAGCCATGTACCATGTAACTACTGCATACAGCAAATAGATGTATGTTGATATGAATATTCTTGGAAATATTCTCCATTGATCCATAGCGTGTGCTAAGTCATTAGATTTTTGATATTTGTTGTCAGCCATTATTTGTTTCCTAATTATTAGATGCCTGTCTTTGTTCTTCCTCTTCCTTAAGGAATTGAATTAACATATCATAATAAATATCTCGTTCAAATGGATATAGTTGTTCGATATCTTGTATACCATATTTATAGTGATTAACTAACGAAAATATTAATTTATAATATGCTGCCGCGTTTAAGTGGCTCAGGCAGATGGAAAAAAATCAGCTAATCCTGAAAGCACTTTCTTTTCAGTTCTTTTTCCAACTTTGTATTCTACAGTATGCTCTAATTTTGGCATTGTATCAAAAAAAGTTTGAATGTCTCGGAAGTTTTGAGACGTTAAAGAATCTATAAAAGTATCAACTTCTGATACTGTATAATCTTTAAACTCATGAACCTCATCTTCTCCAACTATTATTTGAGCAACACAAACTTTAATCATTTCAAAAGTAGCTTTAACAACTTCTGCTCCATCACCATATTTTGATAACATATCGTACGTTGGATATTTCATTTGTAGCTTTACATTGTCACCAAGTTCTACAAGAGGATTATGACCTTCGGGTCTAACTACTTCTACCTCTTTAAGATCAAGCTCTATATCAATTTCTTTTTTATATTCATCATCTGTAAATTTAAACTTAGCTATATCATCTACAGAATTAGATCTTAGTTTTAAGAAGATGTATTCTATATCAAAAGTAGGTAACACATCAATATTGATGTCCCCCTCTATAATACAATTATTTATAATTTGTTTTACAGATCTAATTAGATCACTCATCTTATCAGATGCTTGAGATAAAAGAAGTATCTTTTCTTCTTTAACTAAGAAAGGTCTGTAGGTTATTTTTTGTTGTGTTGAAGGAACCGTCAATTCAAATGTTAGGTGCTTCAGTACTGGTAATGCCATTTTATATCTCCATAATTTTTACCATGTTAAAAAAATTTAAGTGTGAAAGTTAATTATTATTATTTATTCCCAATAAATTTGTCTGCTAGACGCCTTGGATATAGTCCTTTCTCAAAGCCTTCAAAACCAAAATTTGCTTCTTTTGCTTTCACGTCTTCTTTATTTATATCGTATGTTCTGAATGTAAATTGAACTGGCAGCACACCAAAGCTATCGGTTTCAGACCATGCTGCAGTTATATCACCAACTTGCATTGGGAATGCTTCATAAAGATGATAGGTAATTATATTTTCTTGTCTTTGATCAAAACACATTATATCCATTTCACAGAGATATTGCTCACGATAGCCAACTTCAAATAAATGTTTCTCACCACTCCTACCATGTTCACCTTGTTCATAAGAATAATTAACTATAAAGTTTGTCCAACTCCGAAATAAATTTTGTATAATACCGCGCTGATCACACATAAAGGTTAAAGGTATATCTGTAACTTGTACACCAAAAGGACGTCTATCAAACGTACCCATGTTTTGCCTTCTATGATCACTTGTAATTATTTGTATACCAGGCAGGGCAGCTGAGTTACAAATAAAGGACATATTATCAAATTCATTCAATATGCTCCTTATACTTGGTGCCATTTTTAGACTTGGCTGTATTCTAACTAAAAACCTGTTTGGTTGCCAGAAGCCACCTTTACTATTAATGTTAGCTACAAATTTATTTAAACTAAATTTAGCTTGATAACCATCTGAATCCATTAAACTTTAAGACCTCTTCCCTTGTTCCTCGTATCTTTCCATACTTGTTGTGGACTAGCACCCCTAAATGTTCTAGTCATAGGCATAAACAATGCCATATTCCATTCCTTAGGGTATATGGTTACAATACGAGATTGTATATTACTATTTAGGTATCTTTTCAAGCATGCTTTGTACCATCTTAGTCTTCTATACCTTTTTAATATTCTATATGGTTGAGGCATCATTTCTAATCTATCACCATCTTGCATTTCTTGACCTTCCTCTAGTGGTATAAATTGATATAAAGCATCCATTACATTAGCTCTAAGTATGGGTGGTAGGAAATGCATGTTTAACATAAGAAAGCCATCAGAATTAACATCTACAATAAATCCCAAAGGAAATTTATCATAGTAAGGTAGAGTAGCTTTACCTATAGGGTCATATTGGAACATAACCATTCTACCCCATTCATATCTCCCTAGTCTTAATCTCTTTTTAAATCTTATAGGTGTATGTGGTTCAGAATCTGTACCTCTTACAATTTCCAAAGGGCGCGTAGGTGTAATTGATTGTTGCTCGGTAAACCAATCAACAGCAGCATGTACATTTTTACCTGATGGGCCTCCTTGTTCTAATAATTTTCTGAATATAAATGCTGTCATTACACACCTAAGTTATCTTCTGTTATAAGTTTAAAGTCCCAGTTTCTATCTTTACAAAAACTATTTGCAGCTTTCCATTTAGCTTCATTAATACCATATGTCTTTACTTGGTTAATAAAACGTCTTGGATGCTTCTTACGTAAATCCATAGGAGGAGGCTTACATTGAGCTTTTGGTTTAACTTCTAATACAGATATATTTATCTTTCCATCTCTGTTCTTTTTCTTAACCCAGAAGTCTGGGAAGTATCTATGAACCTTACTATCAATAGGACTTCTGTAACCAATACAAAATTCTTCGCTTGACCACTGGATCACGTCTGTATGTTTATCTAAATAGGACATGAGCTTAAGCTCCCACAAACTTCTATAAATAATGTTAGTGGGATTACCCTTATACTTAGAAGGGTTCTTAGGGGTAAATTTACCTTTATAGCTCATAAACATATTTATCAGCAAAGAAAGATTAAAAAAATGGGAATAGGAGCAGGACAAGAAAGAATAAGGACTTTAATAGCGCCTCCTGGAGGGGTAATGGATAGAAAAAGAAGAAGTACTTCTGGAGCACAATCATACGGTGCTGGCCAGAATCAAAGTAAAAGTGATAATAGCATATTAGTATTCCCAATGGATTTATCAACACACTATATGGCATTCCAATTTTATAGATATATGTTTGATGATAATTCTTTTCAAGAAAGAATGTTACATAATACAATACTATTACCAGTTCCTCTACAGTTAGTTGAAGCTATTAATGTTAACTATAATGAAGCAGCACTTGGAGCGGTTGGTGGACAGTTGTCAGATTTAGCAGCCCAGGCTGATGGTGAACAAATAGACGCTGCCACTAAAGGTGTCCTAGCAGGGGCAAAAGCTCTGAAAAATGCTGTCGTGGACACAGTTTCAGGTCGAATGAGTCTATCAAGTATGTTAAAACAACAAAATAATAATTTAGGTATAGCCAGTATGGGATTCAGAGGTGGTGATGGAGCTGTTGCTGCTGGTTTAAATAGATTCTTTGGTTCTGCTCCTAACCCTCATATTACAACTTTGTTCCAAGGTGTAGGTTTGAGACAGCATCAGTTCCAATGGAAACTAGCTCCTGGAAGTAAAGCTGAATCAAATAGATTAGGCCAAATTATTAATTCAATGAGAGCATCTATGTTACCAGAAAGAGGTAAAGCTAATATGACATTAAAGTTTCCGGACGAATGTGAGATTTATATCATGGGTACTGGTGTAGATTATATGTACCATTTTAAAACAGCTGTAATAAAAAGTATGAGTACTAATTTTGCACCTGATGGTGTTCTATCATTCTTTGGTGAGACAGAAGCACCAACTGCTGTTACACTTGATCTACAACTTACAGAGACATCCATCCATACTCGTGAAGATTATGATGGTGTGCATAGTAGGGTTAATTTTGAAGGTGCGACATCAGAAGATAATACAGGTATAGTAAGTGACTTCTTAATGGACTCTAAAGCTAATCATGCACTATCAATGGAAAAAATTAAAGAAAATGCAAGAATACAGAGGGAAGCTGAAGAAGCTGCAAAAACTCAATCAGGCATCTATGGTGGTAATTAGCTAGATGTCATATTTTAATCAACTACCTAAAACAACATTTGATAATCAAACTATAACTAATCTTGCTATAAGTGTAAAATTACATAAGCTAGTTAGGGGTGACGCATTTGCATTGTTAAATTATGCTATAAGAGATGGTGAAACACCAGACATTGTTGCATTCAATTACTATGATGATCCATCATATGCATGGTTAGTTCTTTTATCTAATAATATAATTGATCCATATTTTGAATGGCCACTGTCCGTATATGATTTTGAAAAATTTCTTAAGAAAAAATATGGAAGTATTCCAGCAGCCCAAGCTACAACCATACATTGTGAGCACAACACAAAAGACATAACTGTTTCAGCAGACTCATTAACTGTTTCTAATGGTGTATCATCTGGTGACTATACTGCAGTTGATGCATATACATATTGGGACAAAGTAAATGAAAATAGAAAATTTATAAAATTAGTAAACAAATCATACCTACCTCAGGTGATAGATCAATTTAATAGCTTGGTATAAAATACAATGGGATATGGAGAAACAATAGATCATAGAGGAACCGGTCCTAAAGATAACAATAAACTGCTTTTTAATGCAGGTGATTTTGAAGTTGCTATGGAAATGGGTAAGCTAGTAGATGATGATAAGGATGGTGTGCAATTCCGTACCATGGTATCGTTAAATGATTTGTATAGTAATTTTGTTATAAATCAATCTTTATTTCAACCTTATATGACATTAAGTATTCATATAACAGAATCAAAATTAATATTAGAAAGATTTGGTACTAGAGGATTACAGGGGGAAGAGTTTGTTAAAATTAAATTTCAAACACCAGGTAAAACCTCTCATGTAATAGAAGATTTGTTTTATGTCTCTGGTTATAGTCCAATCAAAAAAGATAGTCATGATACATCATCAGGTTTAGTTTTATTTTGTGTGTCTAAAGAAAAATTAATTAATGATCAAATGACTGTAAATCAATCATTTACTGGCACCACATCAGATATAGCTGAATCTATTTTTAATAATAAAATAATTAATAGTCCTACATATAAAGATATGAAAACTGCTAATTCATCTGGTAAAAATATATGGAAGCAAAAAGATATAGTTGTTGATGAATCTTTTGGTACTCAGAAGTTTACTATCCCAGGATTGACACCGTTCAAAGCATTACATTTTTTAGCAGTTAGATCATTTGGAGGATCTGAATTTCCTAGTTCATTCTATTCATTTTATGAAGCTGAAGATGCATTTCATTTTAGTAATATAGAAAATTGGGGAAGTAGAGATATAGATAAAGAATATACATATGATTCAGACTTAGCAGTACTTCCAAAAAACCATAAAGATTTTTATACTAATATTAAACATATGTCCCCGTTAGTAATAACAAATACTATGACAGGTATACAAAATGGTGAATTTGCAAATAAAGTAACATCTATAGATTTTAACAAAAAAAGTTTCTTTGTAACT